ACTTATTTATTATTATTCATTTACTTTGTGGGCTTATTGTTATCTTTTGAAGCCACATCTGAAAGTAACCTAAGTACTGCATAAGTTACTATAATTATTATTCCTGTCATTTTTGTTTTGTTTTTAAGGGTTTGACCACACGTAGAGATATAAGATTGTAAATATAACTGTACCTACGAAGAATAGAGAAAGCCAGAATTTATCCCCTTCTTTCTCTTCTGCTGGTAGTTTCTCATCCACCATTCTTAAACCATAAATTAATAGTAATCCTCCTGCTGTTAATGTTGAGATTACTATAAGTGCTACTAGTTTTTGTGTTGCTAAGTCCATTTTATTTTTTTTTATTTATTGTTTTGTAATTAAAAAGGCGCACATTTATTAATCGGTAGCGCCTTATTACCGACGGATCATGTCTAACCCTGATTACCCCTTGCTATTGTAATCAATGTACACGAAAACATCTACGTACAGGAGAACTCTAAGATTTTACTCTCAAAGCTCTCACTACTGTTTACCAGTCATCTTCCTCATCCTCAATCTCAAGGACTACACGAAAGTTACTACTACTAGGTGTCCAATCATAGCCATGGTCACTAATACTAACGTAATTAGCGATCTCATACAAGTCCGCAGTAGTATACAAATTCTCAACCTCAGTTTCACCTAATTCTTTAACTAGGTGGGGTTTAAGGTTTGCTAGATTTTCTAAAATATTAAGCACATAAGATTGTGTATAATATTCAAGTTCACGCTTAGTTTCGTCAAACTGGTCATCTTTTATTTTAAGCCTGCGTTCCTTCAGATATTTTAAGTGTGTATTTAATTCGCTCACTTCAATATTAAAAGTTACTAACATAGATTCTACTGTTGTGTTTCCGATTGTTGTGTTCATAATGTGTATAATTTTTAATGTTAATGATTCTATTTTAATTCGCCATAAAGAAAAGGAGCCAAGACCGATTATGACCCTGACTCCTCCAAAATAAATAATAAAATGGCTGTGAGTTGCACTATGCTTCTAGATTGTCACATCTATGGCGCACTCCTACACCTATCTGATATTGATTTTTCTATTCGTTATAAAATTAGGCAAGAAACTGGTTGGTAGATTCAACTTGCCTAAATTCAAAAGTAAAAATAAAACGATAACAACAACTGAACAATTTAAAAGAACTACTGCGCTACTACCAACCAGTAAAAAAAAATTCTATCATTTACACTATATGAAACAATTATGTCCTATGTTGTTATCTATTCTTTATCGATTATCAAATTGTTGAGCGAGCTGGCTGATGAGATTTTCTAGGTCTTGCCCAACCTGAATTGCAAGTAAAGATCGAAGCTAAAATATAAAAGCATTCAAAGTAAAGATCGTCTATTCACTCTCAGCCAGCGACCTATAATTTTAAAAAACAATAAAAGAAATGGGAAAACATCGAAGGTAAACTCTCCTATGTGCTCTCGCTTTTATCTTTATACTTCTCTTCTTTACACTAATAAGGCGTTAACCATAGGTTTTTCCGGTCTATTTTAAAGGTTCAAATTTGGCTAAAAACTCACTATATTCCCGTGTAAAGTAGAGATTACCATCAGTATAGATAACCACTCTTAAACCGTCTCTCTCGTTCGTACAATCAATCCCATCTAAGGTTATAACGGTGTATTCTTTCTTGTTTTTCTTATTTACGTACTTCATGATTAAAAATTAGGGAGGCTCAAAGAAATTTAAAGAGTATATAGAATTATGGAACAATGATGAGTGATAAGCTGAGCCTCCCTATATACTGTTTCATATGCTTTTAGGGGAATTCAGAATAACTCCAAACTCCCACATCATTAAAAATCAAAAATTATAGTTATGTTATTATTTAGACAATATCTCTCTCCAAGTCTTCAAGTATTTACAGTCCTTATAAGCATCCAGGTTCATTTCTGTTGTAAACCCTCGTCCATCTTTTAAACTGAAATACCGAATAAGCTCTAAGATATACCCTTCAACTCCTGAATCTATTTCATCTATTGCCTCCTTCTCTAATGCTAATATAAAGTCGTAAAGGTAGGAAGTATAAGTAATGAAAGGTTTTGACTCATAGATATTAACACTGCGAAGACTGAGAACTACGGGATCATAAAACTTGAATTCCCCTCGTGTAGCCCTCAGTACTGCAGCTTCTATGTCAAGTATTAGGTTCTCATCTATATCATCGGAACTATCAAAGAAAACAATATAAGGACAGTCAATTAAATTACGGACATTATAGTAACTCCAAAGATCTGACTGGTGTACCTTATTCTCAATTACACTTGGATATACTGGGGAATACTCACTTCCGTTATCATAAATATCCACCCTTGAAGCATAGTTACCCCCTAGAGTGTTTTTAATCTTCTCTGCTAATTCTACTGCTTTCTTCTGGTTGTTGTAGTTTTTTATTATGTAGTGTACCATCTTTATTCATTTACGTTTAGGAGAGCCGAGTATTGTGAGTTACCCGGTCTCGCTTGAAAATTAGATTATGTTTTAATAGGCAAAGATACAATTCATATTCACCTAGGGAGCTAAGTTAGTAACGCTCAGCTCCACTCCTTCATTGGATAATTAACGGAGGCCAACCTTTCCCCTTTAGTATAGCCTCTGGTTTCATTTACGTTTAGGGAGTGCAGAGGTATGATAGCAATAAAACATGGAACGATTTGTCAAACTTAATAAAATCACAATAAAAGTTCCCCCTGCACTCCGCTAGTTTACAAATAGAATTAATTATGTTTAGTTGGTAATATTCATTTTCGTTTAGGGAGCCCGAGTTGGTTATCCTCAAGGCTCCACTATATGAAAGCAAATTTTAGTTTCTCTTCACAGTAACCTCGTATTCACTTTGGTCTTCACTGATTCCGATATCTTGTTTGTTCGCATAAAATAACTTAATGACATTCTCCTCCAAATCTGGTTCCACTATCTTCTCTTCACATATAAGGTTTTTCCCAGTGGTTTTGCCTGTCACACTTACAACCTCGTATTTCAGGCCTTCTTTGGTCATCTTATCTAAAACCCCTTTAATACTTAGACCTGTTCCACTTAATTTTATCGTATCTCTATCAACATTAGTAAGTAAAGCTCTATCATAATAATTAACCCCCACTTCCGTCTCAAACTCCCATCGTATACCAAATTGATCGTATAGAAATTCTGTAAAGTGGATTGTATAGAACTCATTAATGTCGAAGATCTGCTTAACTGGGAAATAATTTATACAAGAGTCATGAACCACAATGAGAGGTCTAATCTTAATATCTAACTTCTGTCCCTCTCTAAATATATTATAAAACCCGGAGGCTAGAGCTACTGCAGAGAATCCTTGAATATGCTGATTAATTCCTAGTCTCCCCCATTTATCGGAAGGATCGGAACTAACATCAAGAACATCCCCAAGTACAGTACTCACCATTCCGTTATGTTCTATACAATAATTAGACTTTTCTTCAATATACTTAGCTACACCTCCAATGGCTTCAAATAACTTATCACTGTTTTCTTGAGCTTCCTCTACGCTTATCTTTGCGGAGTGAGCCAAGGTTTCAACGCCCATTCCATACATCTTACCTAGCAGAAGAACTTTATAGAGGCCTCTTTGTCCCCAATAGTAACTCTCTTCGTGTCCGGGCGTGATGATCTTGGCTGCGTTGATATATGGGTCTATTCCTTTACTATAAGCGTCGAGCATTACTGGATCTTTGGAAAGGTAAGCGATTGTTCTTACTTCCGCTCCACTACAATTATGTTTAGGCTGATTCGTTACTTCAACCCCAATAGGACAACTCGTATCCCAGCTCCATGTTACCACAGAGTTCAGACTATATTATAACCTACAGCTTTACCCATTTAGGTTCCTACTCTTTCCCAGCCACTTAGCCAGTACTCTACTCTCTTCTTTATGATTTCGATAGTCGTTACACATTTTGTTTAGCTCGGGATTTTCCTAAGTCGACATATAGGACGTCCCCCGAATTAAGTAGGTTGTTTTATCATAGCATTTCTGCATACGTGATACCAATTAGTTAATATCAAAATAGCTCATCAAATAGCCCTCAGGTGTAGTTATTACCCTCTTAGCCTCATCTTTTGGAGACAGTGTATGTATAGCTGCAGACCATCTCTTAGACTTCTTACAACATATCTCGTATCTCTGGTAGCTCTTTGTAACGGGTCCACCAAAAGTTTCAGTTGTAAATAAGTTCTCATCATACCCATTAGTCTGCTTATCCTCTTTTAGTAGAATCTTTTTAAGGTATGTTTTAAGCCTCTTCTCTGACTTCTTGAACATTCGGTAAGCTGTAGAGAGTTTAACCAAAGATTGTACACTATTACGCCTTACATCAATATCATCAAAGAACTCTATAAAATTAGCTTGCTCCTCCTTAGATAGTTCATTATAAGCTCCACCTTGAAGGAATGATGCTAGTTTACTCTCTTTTCTCTCTTTTAGTTGGTAGAGTACAGGTTTGATTATAAACTCCACTCTCTTGTGTAGCTCTGGGTGTTCTTTTTCTTTTACAAGCCCCCTACACATGATGATATGATAAATTCTAGTCCAATCCTCTTCTTTCTTAAATCCAGCTTTCTCTAAATCCTCTGAAACTATCTGTAAGTCTGGAGTATTAAATATAGAAAGGTCACACTCTGGAAGCTTGTCTATTATATACTTCTCATACTCATAATAAAGTGTAGCTAAGAATTTCATACTCTCTATTGGTGAAGCTACATTTACTATATCTGAACAAAAATCTACAATCTCCTCATTTGTCCACTCTTTATCTCTCCCTAATCTTTTCTTCTGGTTATACTCTTTGAGGCTGCAATTCATAAGTAAATTCTCTAGATTCCTCGCCACTCCCAAGTTTAAGTAGTAGTCTATTGAATTAGGTAGATAGTAGGTGAGTTTAAGCTTCCTGTCAATATCATCAAATAACTTTCTCTTTCTAAATGTACCGTCTTCTATTCTACTAATTTTATGAAGCTCTAGTTGTTCTTTAATTAGTAAATATAAGTCTTCTCCATAATTACAAAGCAGGTCTTCATTATACCCGGACTCCCAACTCTCATCTTGACACGACTTTAAAATCTCCTTACTTGAATGTGGGTTTATTCTCCGGTTGATTAGAGAGTAGATTGTTATAGGCAAATCACCATCATCTCCTTCCTCACTACCGCTCATCTTCTTTAAGTAAAACGAGGCTAAGTTAAGATTCATTATAGCAGATATCGATTCAAGTCTATCCACATAATCCTCCCACACTTCTGTATCCTTAAGGTAGCCGTCAAAATCAAGTAAAGCTCCAAGTCTAAGGTTGTCACAGAAAGTATTCCAAGCTGTATCTGAGTAGCTTAAGTTTGCCTTCTTCTTTAGCATTACTGTATAAAATGAGTCGAGCATACAGTATTTACCTAAGATTGAAGAAGGGATAGAGGCGAATGGATTATTATTACTCCTCTTCATTAACCTCTCGAATTCCTCCTTCTCTCCGTACCTAGTATATATTTCTTGCTTAGTTTCTTCTTTACCTTCAAATATCTCTGGAAGTTTCTCTAGTAAGTAGTCAAAATCATCATCCCAAGAAGCTACTCCCAAGGCTTTCATTGCTGTATATTTTAGGGAGTATCGTTTAAGGTTGTTTCCATCTAGAATATTAAGTACAGCTGAGTCATGGAAGTTATAGTATTTTTTAAAGAGAGTGTAAGTAGCTCTACATTCAAACCCTACGTTATATGTGTAAATCCTATCTTCTGCTGAGTCTAAAAATTCCTTATACCTCTCTAAAAAGTAATCGTAGTAATCTGTACCTTCAATAAACTCCATATCATAGTAAGCGGCATCTCCTGTTTCAGCTGCTATACCCACTCCCATTATCTTCACATTAGGTTCGTTTATTGGAATACCTGAAGTTTCGTAGTCTAATCCAAATATGTAATCCTTAAGTGTCGCAAAGTAATTAAAACTCCTGTCGATATCTTCTTTAGTTCTTATAACCTTTGCGTGCCTTAGCTTAGGTGGATTAGTATTGATGTAGTTAGGATTGTACAAGAATTTATCTACATCGTTATACTTCAGGTTAAGCTTTTCATAGTCGATTCTATACCAAGGTCTTCCTGTCTTCTTACTTACTCCTGATTTAGCTACAGCATTGAGGATTTCTGATTTAAGTCTCTGATTGTTGTTTTCAGTTAAATGATTATAAACCTTTTCAGATACAAACTCAGATTTCTTCTCTCCCCTAATGTAAGCGAATTTTAGAATAGCTCCATTATTAAGAACTAAGTAAGGCATTTTAACGATATCCCCTATGTGCTCATTTCTTGGACCTAGGTGGACATTTTGAACCTTTGTTACATAATCGTAAGCTTTCTTTTCCATCACGAGGTACTTTTGACCTGGGACGTAAGCTACTTCAGTAGGAGAGGATAGATCACTAACAACTTTGATTTCTGTGTCTTTGAATTTCTCTCCCCCTAATTTAGCTAGGTCCTCTTCGTGAATAATAATGAGTGTTTGCATATGGTTTTATTTATATTATTATTCTTTAGATTGTTTTAATAGGGAATGATCCAGCTAGAATTACTTCACCACTTGGCATCTTCTCTAAGCTGTAAACTTCATTATCAAAACTTATAAGCACACTATCATCTTCCCCCATAAAGCTGTGTACAAAATTAAGTTTATCTCCAGTTACCACATATCGATAGTTACTTTTTCCATTTAATCTTGCTGGGACTTCTGCTAAATCTGAATACTCCAAAACAAGCTTAACTTCAAAACTATCTCTATTATCTTCTGGTACCTTTTCTAATATTTCTTTAATTAACTCTCTCACAATTTTCAAATATAAAGTGTTTAACTCTAAGATATGGCGTAGGTAAGTTATAAATCTCCTCCCACATCTCCCCTTCATATGCTTCTAAAACAGTATTGTCTCTAAGCCTTACGAATATTGAATTAGGGTAGACTAGGTAAGAAGCTAATCCATCCTCACTATCTAATTTTTCACTATATGTCAGTACTCCTTTCTCTGGTAAATATTCATCATCGGTACTAACTGACAACTGATCTTCATTGAGTCTTAGTTTGTAATAGTACCCTCGAAAATCCATGCAGTCTATATTTTTAAAGTATGCGTTAATATATAATCTATCTAATGTCTCCATCTGGTTATTATCCTCCTGCGTATTTATTAATATCTATTTTTGTTTCGGTGAGCTTGATAAGAATAAACTCCATACTACCCCCTTCTCTGGCATACTTCTCTATATTTAACGACACTACTCTTGCATCATTAACTCCTAAGTACTGAAATAGAGCGTCTTGTACTAGTTTATTCATGTTATCTAAGTCTCTCCGACCACTACCCTGTTTAAGAACGTACTCTATATGTAAATGGTATAGTGGTATCTTTTTCATCTCTTCTATTATGCTTTCATCCTGTGAGTTTAACTGAGCTAGAATCCTATCTTTGAAATCCTTAGCTGCTGGTGCCATATATCTACCTCCTCCTTTCCTTGGCATATAAATACTGTTAACGGAAGGTATGGTAGCATCTTTAAACTCTAGAAGCACTGTTAATCCTTTCTTCATTTCAATATTTTAGTGATTTGGTGTTTTAAAATTATGAACGAACAATTAAAATCCTAAAATGGTAAGGCTGTCTCATTAGTTACTTCCTGCCCTGGTGTTATAGGCGGTGTAGCTACTAATTCCTTAAAAGCCTGATCTGCGTCCTCTTTATTTGACAACCCTTCTTTCTCCCCTGTAGCATAACTTATAGATTCTTTCTTGATATATTCGTAACTATTTTGCCATGCTGTAGGTTCAATAGGGTTAGCAGAAATAGAGTCGTACCTTGTTGGGTGAATCTCTATGTGGTTTAGTGAAGAGGATATTTGGTATGGTACTTTATTTAATTTCCCCCTCCTATTCTTCACTACTGCTATGTAACCTGTATTATATGCTGATTTGGGTGCTTTTCCTATAGTGATCTGCATGTCCAAAATCTGTTGTTTCCTAGAAGACTCTGCTAAACCTTGTAGTGGGATGTAGTCATTGTCATAGAAGTTGATTTTAGGTTGAGATAAGATAAACACAAGCTTACCTCCCCCTGCTCTAGAAAGTCTGGTTAATTCATCGTATAGAACCCCCCCAGCATCATACATACTCTCAGCTCCCGTTGCAATGTTAGCGTCATAGTCAATCACAAACATATCGAAGTCATCTACCCTAGCCATAAAGAAATTAACCAGCTCTGTAGCGTCCACTTTCTGAGAGGGTACACATGAGAATTTAAAGTTATGGTTAAGCACTTCTCTTGCCTTATCTATGTTTGATTTAGGGTTGTTATATACTTCATTTACTGGTATTTTTAGAACTTGGGCAGACATACGAATAAGGAAATCAGAAGGTACTAAATCTCCAGCTGCCAAATACATAACTCTTTTCCCCGCTTTACATGCCTCTATACTTTCTGACATCGCAAACAAAGACTTACCTGAATTATGTACAATAGCTCCGTTGGCTAAGGCAAAGTTATGACACTCATGATCCACCTCTAAGTCATATACCGGAACTGTGAAGTCTAGTTTTTCTAATTGTTTATCTATGATTCTAATGTATGTTTTTGTTACAGCATCTTCTATTGAATCCATCATAGTTAAGTCCTCTGCTGCCATCCAACCATCCATCTTTGTTAGGAATTTGTGATCTCTTGTGCATTTAATCATAGAGCCATCTTCAAAGGTAAGTTTAATTAGTTCATCTACTTCCTTGCTAATAAAAACATCCTTAACATCTGTAACTATAAACTCTCCCTCATGAAAAGAATCTACCTTAAATATTTCACCCTCAGATATTCTTTTGTGTAACTCTCTGAAGCTTATATTTCCCTTATCTGTTTTAACTTCCACAAACTCAGCAAAGCACCCTGGTTTACCTGATACACATACTAGTTGAGCATTTAAGTATTCACCTATTGGGCTACAGTCGTTAATCATCTCTATTGAACTTTTAATCCCCGACCCGTTTAGTGGATCCTCATCCCTCTCAGCAGCTTCATCAAAAGAGTCTATAAGTATGGTCTCTGAGAATTGATCTTTGTAATCCGTGTTTCTAATAAAATTTAACCTTTCTGTTGTATCTGCTATCTCATTAGACTTTAGGATTATCTCATTCTCACATAGTTTTCTAAAGGTGTTCCTATATTGAGCTATGTCTGATGAGGGTAACTTCTTAAACTCCATGATCTTACCAATAACCTTTTCCATAGCTTTAGGTGTCATCTCTGGAAGGTTATTTATTAGGAGGTGCTCATTTAAGTTTATTGGGTCAGTATCTCTAACTAATTTAGCTAGGGTTACTTCTAATGTATTATCTGTAAGTCCACTTCTAGTCAGGTAGCTTATAAAGTGTGACATGTTGGTTCTTGCTTCGTGTGTTAAGTAGTTGTTAAATAAGGCATAACACACATTAAGTTCTAATCGTTGCTCTACATCCATAATTAATTGTTGTGTTTATCGAAGTATCTATTGTTTAAAACCTCATCATAATAATCTAAGTTAGGGTCAAAGTGTTTACCTGCTATTTTCGCTATAAACTCGATTCCCTTCTGAAAAACCACAGTCTTAAAATATAGGTGTCTATCGTTATTCTTATCTACCCAAGTTGACTGAATGCTTCTAAAATACCCTGCATCAACATATCTTTGGTAAGGATCATTGTTTGACATTAGAATTTTATGGTATCTCAGAAAAGCGAACATCTTATTACGACCAAGCCCTTTTATATTTACATTCTTGGCAACTTCATTCATAGTAAAAGTATCCTTGCTGTCTGCTACAATGTCATAAAATTCAGCTTTAGGTTTCATTGCTTCATTCTCTAACTCTAAAGGCTTCACGTATTGCTTCTCATATTCTAGTAGAGCGTATAATACTTGGTTCTCATCTCCAGCTGAATTCAAAATATCTAATTGGAGCTGATTCTTAAGAGGTAATACAGGTTGTTGTTGAGTGTTTATTAATTGTTTAGCCAATCTCTCACACTCTATGAAATATCTTCTTGCTTGTTTTCCTTTTTCATTCCCTTCAACCATTGCAAGCTCCTTAGCCATATCTAAAGTTAGTGCATATTCTTTTTTATTATGTCCTCCTCTCCCTGTTTGCTCGCCAAAATTGTTGAGCAATTGATAGTCCTGATTTTCAATGAATTCATACTTCTCTATTCTATCTTTGATCCAGTTTGAAAAATCTCTTCTGCTCTCTAAAAATTTGTGAAGTTCTCTAGCGGATACTACTTGGTTTCCACTTTCATTTGTTGTAATTTTAATAAGCTCGTTCATTGTTTTTGTATTTTAATATTCTAATTTTCGTAAGTTCGTTATTCTTTCCTCTTCAAATTCTATCCCTACATATAAGTCTAAGGTATTCTGAGTAATTTTAATCTTCACTCCATCTACTATAAGATAAACCGCTTCTCCATAAGGTAGCTCTGGGAATAGATGATTAATACCACACCAGACAGGATGACCAGGAAGTATATTTACATGACTCTCTTTGGTCTCCCCTCTTTTCTTATAATTCTCAACTAACTCAAATAAAGCTCTCTTACATCTAACAGACCTAATCTCATCATCAATTTCTGCTAGTTGTTTAGTTACAGCCCTCTTTTTATATTCAAGGTTGCTTATATGTTCTATGTACTCATTCTCTTTCATAGCATTAGTCTTTTTATTTCATTTATTTTGGATAACTTATAGTACTCCTTTATCATCTGTATTTGGTGTCTTAGTTTCTTGGAGTATATAGGTACATCTTTCTTAAACTCAATGCAGTATATATTAACCTCCTTCTCTCTACTTCTCCCTATAGCTTGTAGTATATGATTAGGAGCTTTCTCTTCCAACATTAAAAATATACTCTTGATGTTTGGGAAATCTATAGAATTGTATCCGGAGCGTGTCCCAAAGAAAATATCCACCTTATGCTCCCTTACTAGATCTTTCGCCTCATTCATGCTTAATTTTTCTCCATTATAAGTGTAACCTGAGGAAGAAAGTATTAGTATGTTTAAAGATTTGTCTAGTTTTGGAGTTAGGTTTTCTATTACTTGTGTTCGGTTAATAGGTATAAAAGTAGTTCCTTGTCTATGCTTTACCATGAACCGATTGAACACATCGATAAATTTAGGGTTGTCGTATAGATTATCTTTTACATAATTAAGGTTTATCCCACTAGTTTTCCCTGTCTCATCCACAACTATCTCTAAATCAGACTGGAATCTCTCTATATGCATTGTCTTGTGATCTGGAGTTAAGTGTACTGTAGCATAGCCGAAATACTTAACTAGATTCTCATTTTTTACATTATAGTATTCGTTCGAGTTAGGCGTTAGTCTTTCAGTTCCAGATTTATTAGAGGTAGCTGAGAATCCATACATAAACTCTCTTCCCAGTAAAGTTGAATCTAAGTGAGCACACATCATATCGTTAAGACTCTGCTCCACCTCATCAAATAGAATAACCTTTACCTTCTTAAGCCAATCTATATTATCCTCATTTCTAGATTGCTCACTCCTCCAAAATCCCTTAGCGTTTATAAAATTCACATACAAGTTTGGATTAAAGTAACCTGGATCTTCTAACTTAAATTTACTACAAGCTCTATCCTTAAGTTCCTCCAAAGCCTTACTTGAAGACGTGATGAATAAGGTAGGTATTTTATTTTCATTAAGATAAGCAGCAAGGGTAGCCATAATCTCACTCTTGCCATATCCTGTGTAAACCTGACATAGACCTATTCTGTATCTAAGTAGTTTTTGTAGTAATTCGTTTTGATTGTCTAGTAAGTTTTCAAATTCAGGTAACTTCAATCGCATGGTTTCTCTCAATATATAATGTTATCAGTGTAGTTAAATAGATTACGGTGTTTGTCGATAAATTCAATGATATCCCATTTTAAGTCTTTATCTTCTATCTTCTTAAATTTATCTTCGTGTTCTTGTAATAATTCATCGTACTGCTTTAATGGAAGTGATCTATCTAAGACAACCATTCTAACAGGAGATTTACCGATGTATTTACGAGAGTTTATGTCCCTAATTTCAGTAATCTTCTTCCCATCAAAGTCTATAGTTATGTTAGGTTCTATTCCTTCAATTTTTAATCCTTCTGTATGGTAGTCCGAATATATGAACTTGTAATAATTAGAACCATCCTTGAAGAAAACCTGTCCATCTAAGCAGACCATTATTACATATCTAGTATCCTTCATAGTTTATATATTTTACTCTTTTATCTTTATTTATTATGTCTTTGGCCTTTAGAACTTCCTCATCTCCAAAAACACTGATACATCTGTTCTTCTCCCCATCTAAAAGGTATAATTCATCACCCTCATCTAGTTCAAAGGTTACACAAATAAATCGCTGCTCAGGTAGATTAAAACTCTCAAAGCACCCTCCATCTAATTTATAATACGCAGACCCTTCCTCCTTTTCTTGAATTCTGAGTCTTTTGATTAATTCTTCTCTATTCATTCTTAAGCTTTTCTAATTCATTTATATTCTCTATTTGATCTTTAAGTTTAGTAGCGAAATAGAAAGCCCACCCTTCATTAAACTCTAACTCTTTTTCTGTTTTATTGTGAGTGTTATAGAACTTGTAAACCTTTTGAATATACTTTGGAGCTGCCTTTTGGTATAGAGATGCTGTGTTAAATTCTGAGTAAGTAGTTTCAAAGTTATTTTTAATCCCATCTAACTCCCAGTCTCCTTTATACTTAACTTGTAGCTTGTGATTCTCTAGTCTAATTGTATACCTTTTTCCTTGCTCCATTCTTCCATTAATTTAGGCGTTCGGTTCTCTGTTCTAGTTTTCTCTAAGAAGTTCTGTATCTGTATATTGTTGTAAGTTAGGTCTGCGAATTTAGTTCTTATAGTTTCCTTATCTTCCTTATTAATCTGAATACTCTCGGTAATATATGCACTAACCATTTTACCCGTGTTGTCATCATACATTACAGCTGGGAATTGAGCATTGGTTATCTCATATCCTTTACTCTCAAGCCACTCTGCAAACTCCTTAGCTAAAAACTCACTCTTAGTCATGGTCAGGGATAATCAAGGTATTCGGATCTTCTTTTAATCTTTCAACATAACCTGTGCTAGGACCTTCTAAGTGGAACAAATCACCTGCAGAGTATCTTATATCCTTCTTATCCTCCATTACGGCTTTGTTGAATATATAAGGTCTGTCTTGGTAAACTGCTAATCTCATATAAAAGCATACTCCTCCAAGTTCCATTTCAGGTTCAGAGCTAAAGAGAGTGTCAAAATCAGCTAGTTCCTCTGAAGTTACAACCTCTACTGGACTTGAAGTAATCTCTATCTCTTTAGGGTCATCTGTAACTTTAATAGCGTCTATATCTCTACTTTCTCTTAGCTTCTCGGTTAATCTTACTAATAAACTGTAATTCATCTTTAAATTTTTGTTTGTTATTGTAGTTTCTGTATAAGCATTTCTTCAGGGTCTTCCCCATTTGAATTCACTATGCTATAATCTGCGTATATAATTTTCCTCTTTAATTTATCCCTTAAGTTAGTGGAGAGTTCCGTATTATCTAACCAAACCACAATCTTATCGGGAAGCCTGTCATCTAGGGAATTAATTTGAGCAGTTGTCATTGTTGAGCCTGAGATTGCTAGTACATTTACATCAGGGTAGACCATAGCGATAGACATAGCATCAAAAGGGCCTTCACATATTACATAAACATCACTACCTCTGTCAATAAGATAATAAGGTTTAGATTTAATAGGTGGTAGAAAATACTTCATATCCCCTATTGGTTTGTAAAGTCTCTTAATGTAGTACTTAATCTCCCCATCAAAATAATAAGGAATATAGATCCCGTCATCACTGAAGCGTAAATCGAAATTTCTATATTCCCTAATGAGTTTATTATTACCTCGATGTCTAAAGTACGCTATACCCTTTTCATCTATCGTTTCTGAGCCTCTCTCTATGTCACCTAGTCTTCTAAATTCATCTAAATAATCAGTACACCTAACTGCTTTCAAATAACTTAATATAGAGTCTGCCCTTAGGTTTTGTGCGTTAATGTTAAGTGTATTATCTAGGAAAACTCGGTTACATCTATGACAATACCCAAAATCCAGAGACTTAGAAAGGTATAGTTTTGTTTTCTCATAGTTTAACTCCTCTCTACACTTTGGACACTGAATGATATACCACTCATCATTTTGCTTACAAGTGTATCTATCATCAGGAGGTAGGAGGTCGTCAAAACTTAATCTTACTACTCTAGACATCTTAGTTTGTTTTTAATTACTTTTTACCTTTCTTACCAGACTTAGCTTCCTCTTTATTAGATTCTGACTCTGGAGCTTCTTCTTCTTCTTCAACTTCCTCCTCTTCTGGTAAATCTTCTTCCTCTTCTTCCGGCGCTGGTGCTACTTCTTCAACTTTAGCAGCTTTCTTAGATTCTGGTTTAGTTTTTACCTCTTCTTTTACTGGAGCAATTTCACTATTTGAATACTCTAGGTCTGGTTGGCTTTCAATTACTTGCTTTTCTGGAACTGTGAAGTCTAAGTTTGATTTAAAAGACTCTCCAGGTCCTAAGCTCACGATTGTACCTAAGTGTTGGAATGCGATGATCCCTGTGCCATTGTTTTTTACTGTAATTTCCATATGGTTTTCTAATTATTAAAGGTTTATACTTGTCTTGTTTCTTCTACTGTTTTAGTGTCTGCCTCTGGATCAAAGATATAACTAGGATTTACTTGACAGTCAGCTAATTGATTTCTCTCTGTTGCTGGTGCGGTTACTCTAAACTTAATTTGATCAGGTGTAAAGTTATCCACGATTGCCATTATATCCCTGTCTGAAAGTAATGAGTTAATCGATTCTGCACCTGGTTGAATTGTAAGATAACGGGAAGCGATAAATAAGTTAATAGGCGCTGTCCCTACGTTAATGATTTGCATATGCTTTTTTTTTTAAATTAAATGGTTTATATTCTCTGTTATGTCTCCGATTTCTGTAATAGTAGCTTCAGTCGTTAGGATCATAGAAGCGATACTTGCGGCTGATTCCAAAGCTATTCTAGTAACTTTCTTAGGATCCACTACTCCAAGTTCATATAAGTCTCCATAAGCGTCCCTTTTAGCATCATAGCCGTAAGAGAAGGATTTGTTTTTAATTACCTTGCTTACTACTACCTCTGGAGATACGCCTGCATTAGCTACGATTTGTTTTAGAGGTTCTAGGATAGCCTTCTGTACGATCTCTACTCCTAATCTCTCTCCCTCGCTATTTGTCTTTAAGCTAGATAATTGAGTTGATATTTTAGCTAGAGATGTTCCTCCGCCTGGTAGTATCCCTTCTTCTAGTGCAGCACGTGTAGCATGTAGAGCATCTTCTATTCTATCTCTCTTTTCTTTCATCTCTACTTCTGAAGGTGCTCCAACATAAATAACTCCTACTCCTCCTTGAAGTTTAGCCGTTCTTTCTCTAAGCACTTCTTTATCGTAATCCTTCACAGCAGAACTTTCTTGGGACTTTAATTGAGATACTCTTTCTTTAATCTTTTCTTTGTCACCCGCTCCACCTGAGATCGTAGTAGTTCTCTCAGTGATTATTACTTTAGAAGCTCTACCTAAGAATGATGGCTCCATCTTACTTACTGGCAATCCTTTAGTGTTAGATAGCATAGTAGCCCCTGTAATCAAAGCTATATCCTCTAAATAATCCGTAACTCTAGAACCTATACCTGGAGCCTTAACACAAGCTACTTTAATCGCCCCCTTTACTCGGTTAGTGATTAAGGTGTTTAAAAGTTCTCCCTCTACGTCCTGAGCTATAATTAAAAGAGATTCAGAGTTTCTAGCTATTGGTTCTATCACACCTATCAAATCCTTAAAGTTAACCAGTTTCATATCGGCTACTAAAATATAGGGATTCTCTAAGGTTGCAGTCTTCTTCTCTAAATCTGTCATAAAGTAAGGAGAAATGTAACCTCTGTCAAACTGCATACCTTCCACCACATCTACCGTAGTTTCGATACCCCTTGTTTGATCTTCTACTGTTACAATTCCATCTTTACCTACCTTAGAGAAAGCTTGTGAAATTAACCCTCCAATCTCTTTATCATTATTGGCTGAGATAGAAGCGATTTGGTCAAGTTTCTCAAGGTTAGATGAATCAATTTCTACTGAGTTACTATTAAGTAGTTCAATCGCTTTGTTTACAGCCAAGTCAATTCCTGCTTTTACATCTACTGAAGCTATGCCGGAATCTACGTATCTTAGCCCCGCATTAACCATAGATTGAGCAAGAACTGTAGCTGTAGTTGTTCCATCCCCTGCTAGGTCGTTACTTCTAGATGCTACTTGTTTTAATAATTGAGCTCCCATGTTGTGCACTCTATTTGGAAGCTCTATTGATTTAGCCACAGAAACCCCATCTTTAGTTATGTGTGGTCTGTTCATTGGTTTTTCTATCATTACATTTCGACCCCTTGGACCTAGTGTAACTTTTACTGCATCAGCTAGAAGGTTTACCCCCGTTAAGAGTTCCTTTCTAGCTGTATCATTAAATTTAATTTCTTTTGGCATGATTTATTTTTATTTTAATATGACTTCTGCAAATATATGAAATTTTAATTCAAATACCTAACTTTACTACCCTCAGATGTTAACTCAAATAAAATCTTACCTGAATCCATTGTAAAGTTATCTGTATGAGTAGCAATAAGCATTACCCCTACATTCATTTGAGTAAGCATATTCACAGCTACATCTAAGTTATCCTTGTCTAGATATTTTAAGAACTCATCGAAAATTAAAAGTCCAGAACCTAAAATAGAACGATATAAGAAGTAAATGTCGCACAGAGTCTTTTGTCCAGATGATAAGTTTTCGTAATCTATGAAGTGAGAATTAACATTAAACTTAACTGATAGATCTGAAAACTCCCTTCCATTCTTTCTTGTTGAGGTAGTCTTAAATTCAAACATCTCATTAGTAAAATTCTCAGTGAGTCTATTTAAGATCTCAGTGTAAATTAATCCATCTTTATCCATTAGCTTACTATACTTCTCATAAACCGTTAAGTCCTTAGATAGTTTAGCAAGTTCATCTGATTTAAGTACCAAGCTCTCCTCTAACTGGATAACCTCTGACCTTAGTGATTTTAATCTATCATTCTCTTTTAGTTTTCCTTGTAGAGTTAATATCTGGTTAGTAGCGTCATTTACATCAATTTCAGCTACGTTCTCAGTATTAGATAGTAAAAGCTCTGTAAGTTTATTTTCATTAGATTTTAGGCGTATCTCTGTGCTCTCTAATTGTGACTTTAAAGATTGGTAAACTGAAAGCTCTGTGGAAATCTTAGTAATCTCCTCCTGTATAGCTTCTTTATCTCCCAGTTCCTTAAGTCTATCATTATGCAGTTTATATTCGCCTCTTAGACTATTTAATTCGTCATTTAGCTTAGCTTCCTGATTCTTTAACTCCTCTATATTTCTAAGGTGAAGTTCCCGCCCTATATCCTGATTACAACTTGAGCATTTAGGTATTGTTTGGTTTTCTAAGGACTCTCTTCTGGATTTCACCCCTTCTAGCTCCTTAGCTTTCATCATTCCAAGTGTTTTTGCCTCATTAACTTTACTCTCTACTCCTGAAAAACCTCTAAGCCTCTCTTTAAGTTCTTCTAGGTTATTTTCAGACGGCTCCTTTATTTGAGATCTTAGAGTAGCGAGCGTAGACTTATCATTTTCTATCTGTGACTCTAATACTCTCTTATCGCTCTGGAACTTTAGAAATGCATTGTACGAACTTATTTTATTTTTAAGAGAGATTATCTGGTTGTTAAGGTCAAGTATCTCATCTTCTGTAAGCAGCTTAACTTCACCGTATTCCCCCAAATCTCTCTTTCTCATTTCAAGGTTAGACTCTATTCTCGCTACCTCCTCTTCTAATTCTTTATGGGTGTAGTGGATAGAATCTTTTAGGATATCACAAGCATCTTTAAATTTATCTAGGACGTCCAGTTTATAGTGTTTAGATAATAGGTCGATTCTTCTTACTGAGTTCATTTTACCTAATAGAGAAACAACCTTAGAGTCAATCACCATGCTGTCAAGGTACTCAATAAAAGGAAGTCGGTTAACAATATCAGGCTGTACTTCAATAGCTTTAGCGTAATCTTGTTTAACTCCCTCTATATATAATTCGTCTGTAGCATGGGAGTTTCTTACAATCTTATAGTTAACCCCTTCGTAATTCAAGTTAAGCTCTATTCTACACTCATCTTCCCCAATCTTAACTGAATCCTTTAAACTTCTATCTCCCTGTAAACCTATAACCAATGCATCTAAAAACGAACTCTTACCTGAACCATTCTCTCCCAGCACAAGCGTCTTAGGTGAAAATTCATAGTCTAGTTCTTTAATGCTTCGGTAGTTTCTAATGGAGATATTCTTAAGTTCAAAATCAAAGTTAATCGGATTGTATATAACCTTTTCCTTAAGCATATCGTGGAGACCTTTTAAATTCTGAGACTCCATTACTTTATCTATAAGCTCCTCTATTCTATTCCAATCTGAGGTGTCTACTTTATGGTTATGTGATTTGGCTCCTGAGGGTTTATAGACGTAGTAAGTGTTTGTTTCAATATCTGGTCCAACTTTATCTCTATCGGAAGTGTACACCATTTTAGAGAGAATTTTACCAGAAGGATCTAAAGGTTCACGGAAGAACTCTCTAGTCTCAGTGTCATATACTACTACTTGTCCATAATCCTCTTCATCCACCTTAACTTGAACTGGAGGACCTATAGAGTGGCAATTATTAACTTGGACTATCTTATGTATATCTCCAAAAATCCCTATGTGAAACTTTGTGATATCGAGACTCTGACCCTTAAACTGTTCATTCCCCAGAGTTACGTGACCTATCATTAAATCTACTTTCTTCTCTGGTGTTGGAATTTCTTCTCCTCTAATATAATCCTGCAAATAAGTAACATGTCCTTCATCCTCTACATAACCTTGATGTACATATTTAACCTTTCCTCTATAATCAAAATAAAGTGTCAGGTCAGTTACGTCTGGGGTTGGTACAGGTGAGTTAGCATCATGGTTTCCAATAGTTATGTAGATCCTGTCAAAGTAATCACATAGCTTATCGAAAAACTCCCTTACTAATAGATTTACTTGAGGAGGGTTGATTGGTTTATTTAAGATATCTCCTGCTAAAAAGATAGTCTTAATTCCATATTTCTTAGCTACATTCACATAAAGGTCAGGGAGGTCTCTAAACTGGTTAAATCTAGAGTTCTCCGTGACGTTATACCTATTGTATTTATCTATGTGGATGTCGCCTGTTATCAAGTATTTCATTTGTTAAGCGCTTTAAGATACCCTCTATAATAGCTGTAATTTAAGTCTAAGAAGTTGTCTATACAGTACTGATTAAACGCATTCTCATCTGGATATTCTGCTTTCAAGGGTATATTATTAACTAGCCAGTCTGCTTTATTATACTCTGGATTATCCTCAACTCTAAACGATTCTAGCTGTAGTAAAAACAATTCCTTATCCTTAGTAAAGCTATAGTTATCTTCTCCCATCAAATCCTTAACATGCAAAATACCATCCAAGATTATCTCAGGATTTCTATTGTTTTTAAGGTAATTGTGAGATCCATATAGAGATTGATAGATACTGTTATACTCGTAAAGATCCATTCCTTCATACTTATCTAGAGCATCTTCATAAACATAGATCTCCCTAGTTTTTGTAATCCTGTAGAAGTCAACCTTTGGAGTCACACAAGCTACCCAATCTGAGTCTTTTGAAACAAGTACTGACTTTTCTTCACTTTCATTAACCAACTTACTCCTAGAAACTATATAAGCAAAATCGTCTGCCTCAAAGCCTGAAAGTATAATAGAAGGGAATCCAAGTTTAGCAGAGTCAGAAACTAATTTATACTTAACTCGCTGCCTGCTTTGGAATTGCTCTGTTTTCTTTTTAAGTTCAGCTTTTTCCTCTTCAGTCATATCATCAGTAATACTCTCCTCCCCCCTATAATCTCTGTCACCCTTGTAGTCACTTAGGTTTCTTGTTTTATAATATGGAGACTTATCCCAAAGGAGGACCACATTATCTGCAGTTACCTCCTCTCGAACAAGCTTTATCATACTTTGAATGAACGACTTTAATAATTTCTGATCGTGATACCCGGGTTTATCCTTTAACATCATCCAGTTTCTAGTTAAGTATAGCTGTGCGTCAATGAAAGCATACTTATATCTGGTCGTGTTATTAGAAAGGGGCATCTTCGTTATTTGTAGTTGGAGCTGGTGTTACTGTTACATTATTACTGTTATTAGCTGAGAATGATGAAGGTTCTACTAAGTTTGAAGCATTACCTAACATTTCTTGCATTTTAGCTTTCACTTTTATGTAGAACTCATAATTAAATCTCTCCTCACTACTAGATACTCCAAGAAGGTCATTTACTGGATCGTGGAATACTTTAGCAGAAACTTCAGGAACATTAACTGTAGGCTGTCCATTCGTAAGACCATAATGATCCTCAGTGATAGAAGCTAAATTTACAGTACTTGTCCATACTCCTTTATCTTTGTAGTAGTTAATGATCATAAGTCCTTTTCTGTCGTTTAGATCATTAGTGAAGAATCTTTGAGTCCAATTAAATCCTCCTCCAGCTAGTTCACTCTTAGCTTTGATCTCTGCTTGGAATGCTTGAGCTGCTCTATTGTGATCAAAGATAAATAAACAAGGGCAATTCTCATTTGGAACCTCTCCTGCTAAGTTTTTATGTTTAAGCACGTATAGGTAAGTCAAGAAGTAGTTCCTGTTTCTCACTAATTTCCAAGATACCTCCTCTTTAACTAATCTGTCATGAAGAGATACGATTTCCCCATATAGAGACTCTTCCTTACTTCCTGGTTCAAATTTATAGAAGTTAGGGGGGAGGATTCTTACCCATCTTGCGAATTTGTCATCTTCATTAATTGTAAGCTTAACTTCCTTTACTCCTGATACTGATACTGCTGGTGAACCGCTGTCTGTAACCATAGGAACTCCGTAGATTGTACCGAATGAATCTGGAGTACTCATATACACCTTAGTTAATTTCTCTTCTTTAGGTACGTTGTTAAATCCTGTTTGTTTTCTTTCTTTTGGTGTTGTGTCTTTTTCTAGTTGCTCTAAAAAGCTGTTAAAATCAAAACTCATGATGTTAAAAATTTAAAGTTATATATTCTGTATTTATTTAATTTATTTATTCCGTTATCTCAAATCTCCTATCTTTCACTAATTTTCCAACCTTTACTTTATTTATGTGGGTTAACTTTACATTTGGATCCACCTCTTCAAACTGTCTAGCCTTCTTAATCGCATAGTCTATTTTGTAACCTACTGACATACATACTTCGTGATCTCCAACCTTCCCCATCCCCATATAAATGTATTCTCCTAGTTTGAACTGGCTACTGCTTATATAGTCTAGTTCCTGCTGAATCTCTTTTGTCATAATAATTCGGTTTTTCCTTTATTAGTTAATCTGTACTTACCATCATCTCCTTTCTCAAAATACTTATTCTTTATATAATCGTGAGTTGGAGATATAGCCCCGATTGAGAGGAGTTTGTTTATCGTGTCTGCTGGAGTATTGACTAAAATATATTCGTTCAGCTCTCCATTTCTAAATATGTTGTTGAGTTTTTCCATGTCAAATAGTTTCTTCTCACTAATTAGGATTTAACCTCCAACTCTAGCCGGTCGTAAAATCTAACTAGTTGGTTCTAAATTGTTTAACTCAGCTTCTAGTCCATCATAGTTTGCCATTAAGACTATCTTTCCATTCATCATCATAGGTATCCCTTCATCATCTAAAACTAAGTGGTACGCCTTATCGTAGTCAAACTCATCTCTCTTAATCTCCTGTATTTCCCCACCAGTCTTATCATCGCTTACGTATCCAAAGTGGTAGTCATAAAACAAAATATACTCTCCCGGAATTTGTCCCGTATCTACTATCAATTCTCCATCGTTAGTAAATATGATAGATCCTAGAAATTCGTGAGTAGAAGGAGTTGTACCAAATATGTATCCATCCTTCACTCTTATTTTTACTTTTACTGCTCTCATTGTTGTTATTTTTATTCTGTTACATCTTTGTATAGTTCCTCATTCCTAGCTTCCTTCTCTCTACCTTCTTCGTTTAGCAGTGAGTTCATCTTTTTGGAATACTCCTCCTTACTCAATGATGGTAGATCTTCTAGTTTAGTATACTTTGTTTTGGAAAGCTCTATCTTAATATCTTCTCTCCAATTACCTCCTCCATTAAGTGTAGTACCAATAGGGTTGAACCATCTAGGCGTGTTTCGACCCTCAAATGTTACACCTATCTCAGCTCTCCACCACCTAACATTGCATACATAGTAATCAGTTACTTCGCCCCAACCAAATAAATAATGGTAGACTTTCTCTCCTTTCTTTATAGGCCAGTTTATGTCGTTTTCGTTAAAATCTTCCCATTCCATAGTTTATCATAATAATTTAACAAGTCTCTCACCAACCTCCTACTCACCATGTACAAGTTCTTAGGTATAAAGGGAGGTTTTGAAGTATAATATAGGTAGCAAGCATTCATCTGACCTTTTGTGAACGCTTTGTCAATGAGGTAATCTAAATGTACTTTTAAGAAATACCCGATAGCCTGTGCGTACATTCTCATTCCAGGTATAACTTCTTCATCTCGTTCTTCTACATCTTTACATAGTTGATTCAAGACTTCTTCGTTTATATTGTTTACTTCTAATCTATGTCTCATCTTAATCATCTTCCCATCATACTCTAGAACCTTATTAGCTAAATCGTCAGGCTCTCTTATGAACTCGGATGGTGAAACTTCTCTATCTTTAATTAGTAGTTGAGCGAGTTTAGCTAAGTTCTCTGCTTCTTGTGGTGTGCAAGCTTCTCCTTTTAAAAGTTCTGCATTAGTCTCTCTAGCTGAAAAATAGTGGTAGTACTCCATCATAATCACAGCTCTCCTTAAAGACTTAGCGAAATCATCTCTTCTCTTTTCTTTGTTTGTCATTATGGCTTACCTTTATAAATTACAACTTCAGGACTTAACCTATTCCACATTACTCTTAGCTCCTCTATTCTTTTTCCTCCAGCAGCTAAGTATTCATCCCAAGTTAAAGTTCCATTACTCTTCACTCTACACACTTGTATAACTTTACTATTTAGGTTAATCCACTCTTCTCTTACTTCTTCTAGTGTCATGCTAGTCGTTATTTTTACTGTATCCATCCTTTTCAATAACTTTAGAGAGGAAGTCAAGTCCCTTTTGATAGACAACCGTTTTCAAATAAATCATACTATCGTTATTAGGTGTATTCCAAGTGGTTTCTATAAGTCTGAAATAACCTGCGTCTACATATTTTTGGTAGGGAGTGTTACCGGACATTAGGATATCTTTATCTCTTAAGTATTGGAACAGTTTATTTCTCCCAAGACCTTTATAGTTCAAAACTTTAGCTGCCTGTCCAAGATCGATAGTTGTATTTGAACCTGTAACTGTATCATAAAACTCTACCTTAGGTTCTGCTTCAATTAGTTTTTGCTTCTGCTCTTCAATGACTAACTGTTGTTCATAGGCTAGCTTTAAGGCTTCAGCAAAAGTTTGTGGAGTCTTATGTTCTAAACTATAGCTGCCGGTTTTTCTAATAGATGGGAGTACTTCTTTATTCACCCACTTTTGAAACACTTCAGCTTCTGGTTTATTACTTCTGTTTAACATTCTATATAGCCCTGCTTCCGTTAAGAAAAGCTCTCCTGTATTATGCAATTTTCTATTGTAGGTTTCGCCTACAGTAGAATTTTCAAACTTCCTAACATAGTCAGAATCAGTTACATCTATTGAGGTTCGAGGGTTTGCGATATTTAATAACTCTCCTACCTCATTTAAGTTGAAATAAAGCTCGTTATCTAAAACAAGCACATTTAAGCTTCCAAAATTGTCGTTTTTAAAAATTTCTAGTTTCACTTTATTTATTATTTAAGTTCGATATTATTTTTTTTTCTTAGCCAACTGATAATCAGAATTACGGGATTTTCTCGCAATTTAAACCAGTTTGCTACTTAAACAAAATTACACAATGACCTCCTTCTACTAAGTTAGGCTCAGTGTGGAAATTCTCATGGAAGTACTTTTGATTAACTAGCCACTGATCAGATGTATTATTCTCACTAACGGCTATCATATCTCCAATCTTAGGACTCCCACTTTCCAAATCTGCATCACTAATTGAGACTGTATAAGCTTTTGTTTTGTCTGTATATATTGCTCCAAACTCACTAAACTCGGCAATGTCATCTTCAGTTACAATTCTTAGGAGCGTAGGCTTAACTCTTCTCCTATACTCCGAAAACATTAGAACTCTATCTTTCATCATAATCTCCTTATCTAAAACCAACTTTCTTTGAATCCCCCGTAACTTCAGTCTTCTTATCATTATAGATCTCAGCTAACGTATATTCCTCTTGCTCTAACTGTAATGATGGGTTTAGTTTCAATGCTTGTTCTTTTGTAAGTGGTGTAAATTCTAAAGCATCAAAACATCTACCAGGTCTAGTTAGCGCAGGATCTATTGAGTTGAGATTTTCTAAGTTAGTTGTGATGATTATTTTCTTTTTCTTATTTGACAGTATCCCATCTCCCAAGTTTAAGAATTTCTGCATCACGTGGTTATCATTCTTAGCTCTATCTTTAAGTAATGTATCAGCATCCTCTAGAATAAAGAAACGTGATTTAGAATCTTCCATAAACTGAGCGAATAAAGAATCATCATATAATAGCTCGTAATTGTAAGAAACCACCGGTGTACCTTTTGTATGATTCAGTAAAGCTTTAATAAACGAACTCTTCCCTAATCCCGGCTTACCATATAATAATAGAACATTTGCATCTGAGCTCATAAATCTATCAAAGTAATCCTCAAGTTTCTCTCCTCTCAAAAATGGGTAAGAATCTGTTGTAGGTATATTGTTAGTGTTTACGGGAATTGTTACATACTCGTTCTTGTTATAGTACCACTTAGCATTTACCCTAGATTTCCCAAAGTTTTCCTCTAACTCATCCGCTACTTTCTTTACAAACTCTTCATCACCTGCAATCATAACATCTGAAGACTCCTCGTAAATATTATAAGAAGCCATACCCATGTTCTCCTTGTAAATTATAACCCCTGAATCATCATCCTCTAAGTATTTTTCAGCAGCAACTTCACGAGATTTAAAGAATACAGTTAGTTCATCTCTGTCATCCCCTCCTACATTTAACCTTATTGATTTTGTATGTAGTCCTCCGTTATTGAATTTCTCGTTTATCCAGTTGTATCGTATCGCTGCTGCTATTGAATATACTGATACGGATAGGTTTGTATTTATCTCCATCTCTCCTTTGTGATATATTTCTTTTTGTATGTTGTTAATCTTAATCCCCATTATCATTTGAGCTGTATTTTTATCTATACGCTCTGGTGACAATTCATGATTCGATATTTTTATTTCCACATATTATTTAATTGTTAACTGCAGAGGCTCACATTTTCGTAAACCCCCGCAAAGTTAATCATTTTATTTGGTCATCCCGATAAACTTCTGAACTATTTTTATTTGGAACTCGTTATCTGATACTGGATTATGTGCCTCTTTGTTCATAAACTCAGCGTATCTATCCTTTCCTAATAATTTCTTCACGGTTCTAACATCACAAATTTGTCTATGGCTCCACGGAATAGGACGACCAACTTGCTTATACATATCCTCTAGAATCTTAATATCAAACTGTGGAGGGTTAGACCATATTCTTAGTTCATCTTGTCCATCCTCTAAATCTGAAATAAAGTTGGAAAGGAGAATCATATAAGCGTCTAAATCTGTTCCGTTAGTTGGTTTTGCTACAGGGTTTAGAGTTTGTTCAGACCACCAGTTCCAAGTTTCCTGAGATATAGTTCTTCCCATTTTTAGTTGAGATTCTATAGGTAAGTGATGGAAATAAATCTTCTCTCCAATTTCTGTTTCATTAAAAGGTGTAGCTGCTATTGAAAGCACAACGGAGCATAAATCAGTCCCGAAAGTTTCAATATCAATCATTAAGTTGTCGAATTTCTTAGTAGTGTTAATTTCTGTATTCATCTTTAAAATATTTATTAAGGTTCTTTTCAAATAATTTCATTCCTCTCTTTTTAATCTCATAAGGCAGTTGTTCCATAGAGTTGACATTAAGAAGTAGTGAGAGGTATCCAAGTGAAGTTAAGTATCCGTTATGTGTTAGGTGAGTATATATTTCATTTGGTTTTACTAGGAGGTATTTCCCTTTCTTAATGTAGGTGATATCTTTTAACGTACCATAGCCTACTACTGAGTTTGTTTTGAATAGGGTCATAGGTACAATGTTAACAGGCTGGTAAATATCATAAGGCTCCAAATCGTAAAACTCAGGTGGAAGATAAGTTAATTTAAATCGTGAGACTAATCGTATAGCATTTGGTTTAGATTCAATTAGTTCCCTTAAAATCTGCTCTGAGTCTAATTCCGGGTTATTGATAATATGTACAGCTCCGGTAAACCCCTCATCATTAACTGAAAATCTATCTGGGGGTCGGTCTAAGTATTTGGTTTCTATTTCTTTTAGTATCATGTTTTGGATTAGTGTTAGGGTTAAACATCAAATATCACTAAGTTAAATACTGAAGGATCCATAGACTCACCCTCCAAATCACTTTTAAACCAATGAATAGAAAGCTTAATACTTGGATCAAATAGTTTTTCAGCTTTGTCTACGGTAGGGTTTAACAAGTCTTTTGGAACTGATACTGATGAGAACTTTGGGATTATTTCATAGAGCACTTTCAAGGTTTCAACAAAGGCTTTACTCTGGAGAAACTTCCTCTTTAAATCACTCTTATCTATTTTAGTTTCAGGTAGTTCGTATAAGTAGGATATCCCAGAGCTCTTCTTTAGTTTTAGTAGTTTACAGTCTTGAACTTTCATGTAGTATCTCAACCTTCCATAATCCATCGGGTACCTAATTCTATGCTTGTACAGATGTTTATTGTGCCTGACTTGATCGTAATCTTCTAAGTTTAAAGTCAGCTTATTAATCGTATCATTCGTTATCATATTCTTCGTCTTCTTTATCCAATTCTGAACATAGCTCCCAAGTTGATTTGTGTAGTGGATTTGGGACTATGCTAAGGTATTCTAGTATTCTTTCTCTGACAAACTTTCCACAATCTCTCAAATACTCTTTTCGTTCATCTTCCTTGTAGTCAGCTAAGTTAGGCTCTTCATCTGATACAAATAAACGGTTAGAAGAGGATCTATCGATTTTTGGTGAGAAATAGTTTCCGATATAAAAATTATTAAAACTGCCCATAACATTAATTTTATTTCACAGATTAGGTTTTTTCCATAGTTCTAGCCTGTATTGATGTTTAGTGAATTGATTGTTAGGGTTTTGGAAATTCTCTGCTCTTGTAAAAAAAAAATATACGCCAGAGTTTAACCGACGTATCTTAATTCCGCTACTAGAGTGTTAATAATATCAAATGCAGGTCTAATTAATCCACATCTTTCAATTTTATCGATTTTAGACTCTCGGGTCGTTATGCTCTCTATTTCATTAACTTTAAATCCATAATTGTTCTCCAACCTTTGATACACTTCTACCCAAGCAGCTGTTATATGAATCTTAGCTAACTTACTGTAATCTAAAATCAGGTTGTTTAATTCAACTCTACATTGCGCATTATTAATTGGCTGTGGTCTTAGGTATTGAACCGGAGCTATAGTTTTTAGAGGTTTGTAAGTAGCAATTGATGGTTGATTATTTTGATTTATTAGGATTTGATCAAGTTTACTATCCATTTTATTCATTCTATCAATAACAGGTTCCATAGCTCTCCTCATTGAATTAGCAAAAATCCTTTCAACGTTTTCTAAGAATTCAATTACCTTCCTCCTAACTTGTTTAGATTCTTTTAGTAACACTTGTTTTGCTTGAGATATGGTAAGTTCAAAATAAGGATCATTTCGATGTCCTCCATTAGGTAACTCCCTGACAATTACCATATTGGAAATTTTTCCAAAACGTATTTCTTCATCAAATTCGGATCTAATTATTTTAAGTAAATCACCATGATTGAGGATTCTCTTAGTCTCCTGTTCTCTAAAGTTATTAATTTGAATTAACAAGTCAAAGCTGGATATCATAGCCTCACTTCCGAAGTCCATTGTAATTAGTTGGTTATTCATAATTTCTGTATTTTATATTTAGTTGTTATAGTAATTTAGATAAACGTTCTCTTAGCAGCTCTCCTACACCTTTATTATGTATCTTAAAAAGTATTCGGATCCACTGAGGTCTGGTTAGTACGAACTGGGCTTGTTTTCGATTTCTAGAATCCCTATACATTTCTACTTCAACATGTTCCTCTTCCGGAGTACCTTTCTTAAACACCTCCCATATATAATCAGTTATTTGGTCATGGGTTTTACCTCTCTTAGGCGTATCCTTAGCTAATTTAGCATAATAATTAACTAGCTCTGTGATTTCTAAACTAGTTAAATTTTCTTTGTTTTGGATTTTTACCTCTACTGGGTGTAACTCAAAATTAATCATAATTGTTCTATTTTTAAATTCTACTTTGCAAAGGTAAACAAATTTTTATAATGA